CTCCATAAAAATGGATATTCGGTTCGCTATCTATCTGATTAACGACGGCATAGGTTCCGCTATAAGATCTACCGATAGGCAACTGGAAGGATATCTGAAGACCGATAATCGCTGTCTGATCGCTATATGCTACTGGTTCGATAGGTGTTGCAGGGAAGTTTTCTAAAGATGAATCTGAATATTGCCCCGCATAAGCACTTGGAACAAGACTATCAACTGTTCTTAATGCTACTTCTGCAGTTGTTCCTGGGTAGAAGAATGGAACAAAGACTATACCAATATAAGTCGTTAATGAAGAGGTTCCGTATTGTCCGCTATAGGCTTTTCCATCAATCAGAGATGTTGTTGCTAATGCTAATGTAGAATATTCATCACCATAAATTGGTATGATGAATTCATAACCAGGATAGGCGGTTAAAGTTAATAGTTGATTTTCACCAAAATATGCTGTAATCGGCAATACTGAAGATGTGACCAGAGTAATTTGTTCTATGCTTTGGTCAGAATAATTGGCTATGATACCTAAATCAATAGATGGATGAGCATCTAGTAAGAATAACGCATTTTCATCGCTATACGCAACGATTTCTATAGCCAGTTCTACACTTAATTCAAAGAGAGCATTTTCAGCACTATAGGTTAAAGGATCAAGTAGAGCGGGCGGGAATGTGGTTAATTCGTAAGAAGCATTCTGTCCTTCTCTGGCATCTATATCCCTAAAGATAGCATAAGTGATTAAATCGAGGTCTTCTCTTTCGCCACTGTAAGCATGAAGTGTACCAATTCCACCAGGCAAGCCTGATCCTTGACTAAATTCTAATAGATTAGTCGAAGCATATGGAATAAAGAAATCTAAATTATTGGACATTATTTGGTCTTCGGATTACAGCGGCAATACTACTGGAATAGAGGAAACAGGATTATATTGATCTTCGTAATCTTGTGTCCAGATAAAAAATCGTTCGTTCTTAACTTTGTTAAAGCGATATACTCCTGTATAAGGATCACTCCATGTTACTCTAATGAATCGCCCAGAGTGTCTATCACAGAGACAAACTTTACGGGAGACTGGTTGTCCTTTAATGGTTATTACTCCTTCTATATAATAGTTGCCACCGTCTTGAGTATCAAATTCTTCTGCTTTACTGAATTCATCCATAAGATAATAACTAAATTCAACTGGCGCAGCACCAGGATTGACATAAACCATATCATCGGTGTTGTTAATACGCAATGATGTATCATTAGTAGCCGCTTCATAAGCATTTTTACTATCAAAAAATTTCATAGCAGTCGAATAGAAAGCAATCTCGTCTATGGTGCCATCAAATCCTCCAATGACTAAATTTTCTGTGTTCGTATCAGTAATTGTTGTCTCTGGAAAGAGTTGAAAGAGTTCCATCTCTCCATCAATAAACAAGAGCAGATATCCGCTATCGAATACTGCGGTCACTTGTCGCATCGTATTGGAATTGATTGCTTGGGATGAAGTAATACTATTGGAGTTAATAGAAAATACTATTTGCCCACTACTATTTAACGCAATCGAAAAGACTCCAGTTTTAGTTATAATTGGCTGAGATATTGCCGAAGTCTTGATATAAAAATGGACGGTAAAAGTGGTCATTCCAGACAGCGAATGAAAGTCACCAGAGAAAGAATCTGCTGTATCTAAAGTGATCGACTTACCTGCCCAATAGTCATCTATAATGGAAGTCTGGTCATAAGAGGGTGAACCAGTCACAGACAGTGGAGCATTTAGCATTAAGTCTTGAAGTGCTCCTGAAGTTTGTTCGCAATCATAGAATGAAAGCAGTGTTCCTCGATAATAGAGATTAGAGACTAAAGGAGTCTTCTCTTGATTAAAAAACATTGAATCGGGATGAGACCTGATAGGTGGATCGAAGTTGGCTGTATAACGCGCTTTACCTTTAGTGATTCTTAGGTCGTCGAGGTACCCAGTCATATTGTAAGAGTTTACATTACTAGGTCTACCAATATAAAAAATAGCATCGGTTAGATTATTAGTAAAAGAAACAAGTGTTGCTCCCACACCATCTTTATATAAATTGATCATTCCATTATATCTGACAATAGCAAAATGAATCCACTGATTGAGCGAAAACGATGTAGTTATTATATCAGAATTACCACAAGCCAAACTAATGCTAGTACTACTGTATCTTACAAAAATACCAGAAGTGTTTGGAAAATTTTCTAAAGTAAATACAACTTGATTGTTATTAGGCGCCCCAGTCGCATAAATCCAAAATTCAATAGTAAAATCAACAGTACCTAATAATATTGGTGTAAGTTGTAAATAGTCTCCACTGCCATCAAAATACCCTGAAGAACCACCAAACTTGGACTGAGTTGTAGAAATCTTAGCATTTCCATAAGCAGTCGCCGTTCTGTTATAAGAGGAAGAATCAGTAAATGTGGTTGAGTTATTAGCGCCATCGAAATGAAGTAAAAGCACGACCTGATTAAAGAATAAATCATTCAGATCCATTAGAGAGTCCAGCCTGTGGTATTGTAAGTAACATCAAAAAGACATCCTCCGCATTCATCATTATAATTGCCCCACGCTAATCTTACATACATATAGGTTTTGCCGTCTTTAACGATAGTTTTATCACCAGTAACCAGATTATGTCTGATAGCGTTTATAGGAGAGTAGACACCGGGCCATTTACCTCTTACTCCACCGCCTTGATAAACCCATACATTATCAAAATAAACGCCATTATCTGATGGATTAGGATAGGTATACCCATCAAAGCCCATTCTATAAGTTGAATACATAGATGCTTTAACATACTCTACTTGGGTTCCAACTTGATTATGGTGTCTTAAAATAAGTGATCCATCTGAGGTGGATTCATCAACAGCGCAGAATGAGTTGTAAGTATAATTCCCCGGCTGATAATATAAATTTTCTACAGAATATGAAGCATCTTTATTGCCTTGTATAGCACAATGGTATCCGTCACTGGGTTTGGTAGTTAGAATATCACCAAAGAAGTTGCCTTCCATTGCTCTTCGATTGATAAAGAAATCGGCATCCCAATCTGACCAACAAATCATAGGATAAAAACGGAAAGCATCTCCAACAAATACCCAAGGTCTGACTGCTGAAGACTCGGTATTTGATTTTATCCAAGAGACATTGTATTGATTCAACAATCCAGTAGTAAATGAAGTATAACCTTCAATGATTGAAACTGTCATATAGCGACCATCGGCCGCATCATCTACTCTAAGGAACCATCCTGTCGATAAAGGATGAGTTGATCTATAAATGGCTTGATTAGTTCCTGAAAATACTTTAGTCCAATAAGAAGAAATTGGAGGATACTTGACAATCATGGTGCCTGATGGAGCAGCATCTAAGGTTCCAGGGACAGAAAAAGTCATTTGATCCGCATCAGCCGTAAGAATGATGTATTCGCCATTCCAATTCGTGTCATTAGTGACTCCCGAAATAGCAATACAATCTCCGACGGCAAATCCGTGATCCACCAATCCTAAAGTGGCTGTAGTATCTGTTCTGGTGAGTGTTGTAATTGACTTGGAATTGAATCCGTTTAGAAGCATAGCATCAAGCCAAGCAATGCCAGATCCGAGTGTTCCTGATAATACAGGAGCCCCAGTTTGAGTATTATTATAATGTTTGACTGCGTAAATGGTCATAGTATTGTCCGCCTTAAGGATTAAAAGTGATATAAGGTATGTTGATAGGATAAACATGCTGACCAGAATCAGCATAGCCTAATGATGAAGTCACAGAACCGTTTGCTTCTACAATTTTTATTTGCCCATCTGACGAGTGAGTTTCAAATGATCGACAAATAAGAAAGCCAGTTTCTTGTTCTATAGACCATGAAGGATATAAGAACGCATAATTGAATCCGATATTTTGATCTTTAGCATTAGAAACAGACGCTATAGCAACTGAACTCCACTCATCATTAAACCAGTCGAAAACCTCACCGAAAGCTATGACACTCGTATGCGAAACCGTGTTCTGCTTCGAGGGAAGGAAACAATACAGACGATGGCAATCACCGACTGCTTTAGATGTAAAACGGGTCTTTTCTCTATTATGGATACTCTTAATATCTTTAGGAATATATAGATTTTCCGATGGGTTACTATTATCTATTTCCGATAGACTAACTTTCGAATAAGCCAATTCTCTATCGTCGATCAAGATATTTCTCTTATAGGCTTCGATATCTCGATATCCCAATCCGACGGCATTATCGGAAAAGGTTTTAGTCCAGCACCCGCCGCCTATAGGCGTCTGCTTTACCAGACAATCGTCATTAAAGACATAATCAGTTAGAATCCCCTGGGCAACCACATCGAAGCCATCGTCATCTACTGCCGTAACCGACCAGGTATGAGCCTGAGTGGTATCGGTTAAATGATGTACCGTCAACAAGTCGCCTGAGCGAAAATAATGCAGGGTCTTCGTTCTTAAAACCGTTAAGAATTGTCCATTTGTAAACTGGTATTTTCTATCATAATCGACACCACCGATCGTAATCGTCGAAGGTATTGTCGTAGCCAGAGCCGGAGTCATATCAATCTGATATGCGGTGTTTAACGCATAAACTTTCCAGCAACCGGAGAACGGGCTCTGCTTGTTCTGATTAATCTTGATGATATTTCCGACGGCTATACCGGGAATCGTCGGTGTGATGCGAGCCGCGAAATTAGAACTACCTTCAGTCGGAAACATCTCCGTGACTAATCGATGATTGGTGCCGAGGAAGAGGATACCATTGAGAACATTGAGCAGACTACCCGGTAACTTCTCCACCATCGGATAACCGCTCGGAGAGATACCATGAAGAATGGAGATGTCTTCGGCTATAGGGGTCTGATAAGATCGTGTTAGAGCCCTCTGAGAAGAAGCCAACCACTCATTAGAAGGAAACGGACGATTAAAGAATACCGACAAGTTCGAGAATACCGTATGATTCATCAAGGCGATAATCGAATAGGTATCGTGATCGTAGGGCACGAAGGACTCGTCTTCGGGTAGAATGATCGTAATCGACTCGGTATTACCTCCATCCACGGAAACCTTCACCGTCATCGAGTATGTCGTCGGATTTAAGATGCCGATAGTGAATCGATGAGTTCCTGGTGAAAGAGGGGATGCCGGGTGTATCCCCTGATCTTCCGTAACCAGTGTTCGGCTCCAGATAATCTTTTCCATCCACTCATCATCTTTAAGTACTCGACTCACCAAAGAAAGGCGATAAGAATAACCCAGATAAGAGCCATTGTAATTGTAGTGGACTCCGGTAATACCCACTAAAGCCAAGGATCCAAATCGCACGAAGGTCTCGTGCATGACATAAGGTTGAGTTCTTTGCGATAGTTCGGTATTCAGTTGTCCTCCAGCCAGTCCATCGATGTGGGTAAAATCCCCGACAAGATAGAGATGATCCGCTGTCATCTTGCTATCGCTATAGGAGTGGAGCGGAGGCATCCAGTTTTTCATGTATTCGTGATAGGAGGGGGCATCGGTGTTAATCAGCAATTCGAGCCACATCGAGTTGATAACCAGATCGTTCTGTATCTTTTCTCTTTTTCTATAGATCCAGCTATCGCTCTTAAAAAGCGGAACATCTAATCTTAAGGCGGTATCGGGTATATCGAAGTCTACGGACCCTAGAGAAAGAGTCTGCGTTTCGATCATCGGAAGTATGCCGGCGATGAACGGATCTCCGGTTAAAGAAACTGCTTGACGATTATCGGCAACAGAACCTTCTACCGAAGGTTCCAAATGATTACCATTACCGCTCGAGTCCAAATACAAAGAATATCCAACCGGCTCATCGAGTCGACAGTATGACCACGGTTTTTGAGAAAGTATAAAATCTGAATAGCAAATCATCTTCTAGTCTGCCTATGTCAATGGATATGGAATCGGGTATTGGTGCTGTCCGCAGTCTCTAGTTCCGTGTAGGTAATCCACTTCTCCGGCTGAATTTGAATAGATCCACCCGATTCCAGAGGGTTGATGGCTTTTGAGACCGAGTTGAAGAATGCCTTTATCACTGAAACTATAAATCGGGTACTCGAAAATCTTATTGAATCCGACATCCCCATCTGATCGTTTGTATATCCCACTAGAATGGTTTTTAGTTTATCGTCATTCACATCAACGATATCGCCAAACACCAGAATTCGACTATGCGTCCTGGGATTTTGCTTGTAAGCAATAACTAAGATGAAACGAAGATGGTCACCAACGATAGTCCAATGGGCCGTATTAAAATCAATATCTTCGCCGAGATAGTGAGACGAATTTCTTTTAAAATTTCTCTTCCAAATCACCGATTGGTTTCCAGAGGAAACGGTTGTTACGGTTGAGCTCTTATCTGAAACAGAAAGTTGACTATCGAGTGTTGAACTGGAGCTTGAATAAACCGAGTTCCTATTTCGACTCCAAGCCCCTCCACCAATTGGAGCGCGTTTTACAATGAAATACCCGCTTTCATCATCAAAATGCTGATTCGTCGTAAAAGAGATTCCGTTTTCTAATAATCTTTCGATTCTCCAGCAACCGATTAAGCAATTCTTGGGATGTTCCATCTATCGATATCACATCTCCGATTTTATAGTCTTGAACAATTTGATTATAGGAGAATAGTGCATTTTCATAGGTTCCTAACCACAGATTAACCGAGCAATCTCCGTTATCTAAATCTTCTGTCGATATTTCTGAAAATCTTTTATGGCTTATTCCTCGAATCAACAGACTATCAAGCTGCATCAGAGTTGAATTAGGCACCTTTCCAAGATTGATGTTAGTTATCAAATTATCAGAGATCTCAATCCAATCTTCACTGAGTTGTGGAACATATTGCGTTGATAAAGCTTCAAAGCTCTTGTTGACATAGTTGGAGTCGATATCCTGATCGTAAAATATCGAAAGGTTAGAAATGGGTGGTGTATTCATGATGCCAACATCGGTCCAATTACTCGAAAAAGTGTATTTCTCATCAATCGAATAACCACCTTCAATATATCTTGCAGGTATCACGATGCGATCAGCGCACAATGTTGCTGTGTTCAAGATGATTTTAAAAGCCATTTCTTTATCATTGATGTATTCGCATTCCATGATAAATCGTCCATAACTCATCAAGTCGCTGATTCGATGGGCCCAGATGACACGATTGTCCGATCTTTGCGTGTAGTAGGTTCCGATCCATACGATACCAAACTTTATAGGTTGCGTAAGCAAAGACAATCCATGATTTGACATAAGCGCAGGCGCAGTCATCGCAAGGTTTGATCCAAGATGACCACATCCACATCGACATTCCACCGATACTTAAAATGGGATAGTGCGAGATACCGCACCCAGATGGCGGATTCGCGTATCTTGGCGGAAGAAGCATTATAAATTCGCTACGAACTCTTCTTCTATCTAACTGATGTGTCACTCCGTATATAATTTCGAGTTCAACATCATTACGATGAGCATTTGTGCCGGTTTCCAGATAGATTATAGACCCTTCACCAATACTGGAAGACATTGGAACATCGTTACGACTTTCGTCGATGCGCACCCCTGTCATCGGAATCGAATCATGAAAGGCGACAGGCATATCCTGTTGAAATAGCAGTTTGTTTGAATAAGCTGCTGTCAGATGTCTGTTATTGCCTGATACATCGATTAGATATTGCTTTTGATTCAAAATGTTCAAACCAGGATCACTGAGTGGCCAATACGCCCAAGGTCTTTCAGCAAGAACATAATCGCTATAAGATATCATAGATTCACCGGTAGATCTATAAATTCGGAAGGAGTTACCGGACCGTATGCTCTATACCTTACCGATAGATCGGATGCGCTGAATACCAAGATATCTATGTTGGCATTGTTATAGAAGACCGCTTCGTACTCTCCCGTATTAGGGTCGCTGATAAGTTCTTGTATGAGTTCTCCGGTGTATGAGTTGTAAAATCTTAAGGTGGCTTGATAGGGAACGCCAAGCAAGGTCACTATTCCCCTGATACGATAGGTGATCGTATAGGTAAAGTGGTTTTTTATCTGCTGTTCTTGTAAGTCGTAAGGATAGTGAGCGAGTTTGCAGATAGACCCATTGCAATTAAGTTGTCCGGGCATCGAGTTCATAACGACGAGCTGCCCGGGTTGTTCGACAGACCTGGTTGGCTCAATACTCGAATCATGCAAGACGCCGTCGAGCCAAAGCTCTAGCATTCCATTTGATCTTCGAAGAACGACGATATGGTGCCAGTTACCATCGTTGAATAGAAAACGACTGCCGTTGTCGTTTAGATATCTCGAGTTTAAGACTGTACCATTATCTCCTTCTGTAAATTGGAGACACCCGATGAATTCTTGATTATCCCTCATGTTTATCTGGATCAGTGGACCGTTGAAGGGCCACACTAATTCTTGTGCTGACAGCAATACCGCTCTTCTTAAAGAACTCACCGAAAACCAAGTCTCATAAGAGTAGACAGAGCTAATCTGTCTAGGAATATAGTCACCGTAATAACCTAAGGAAATGAAAGATGCCATGCCACCATCACCGAAGGACGCGGCTTTAGACCCCATTAGATTGTCGGGACCGTTGACACCTCTATGGAAGTTAAAATTTCTAACACCTAGATACGTCCCCTCCAAAGAACCGATCGTCGGGTGGACAGTAAAATCGACGGTTGAATCGGTATCGGCGAATGTCCAGAAGGAAGATGCGAATTCGTGGACGATCATCTTATCGTAAGGAAAGATTTTGGAGAAATGGTTGGATACCTGATCTGCAGATAGAGCCCTGTCATAGATCGCTATCTGGTCTATCTGGAAATTAGAGGTATGATAGTCCGACTGTCTATTGGAACCGGCTCTACCTGCAATCAAAATAGGAGTATTGGTGTTAGTGTTTGGAAAAACATCATAATAGGTTTGGGATAAGGTTGCCGCTAGATATCCGTTGACATAGACATTAGCCGTTCCTCTATACTGCCCGTTCTCCACTAGATGATTATCCCAAACTAGAACATAATGATTCACCGTGCCTATTAAATTGTAAGACGATGCAATATCATGATAGGCTACGACATTTCCAACTGGAGTAGATGCGATTATACCTGCTCTTTGATAACTCGGGAAATTAAAGTAGATGTCGAAGACACCGCTTTTAGATATGATCGGTCGGGTAAAAGAGTAATAATACGAGGTGCCCTCATCTCCATAAGATGCTTTATAAAAAAGAAATTCGACCGAAAAGGCTCCATATCGTGGAAACGCATACGATAACGAATGAGGTACTTCTAAATACGATTTAGCCCATTGGTTAGGATGAGATGGTTGTTTTCCGGCAAAACCAAAACTTATCGATTGTTGGTCAGTTTGTTCGAATTCGACTAGAGAAGGCATCCCCATACGATAGCCCGGATAGAACTCGTTATCGTTGTGAAGTATCGCCGGATTTAGGTTGTCTATTTCATCGATGATGTAATTAGGTTCACCGTTAGGCACTATCAGTTTTCTACTTCCTGAGTCAAAAGCGTCTCCATCAAATGTCCAGAGAGAAACACAGTCATCATCAATTTGTGTAGCCTTAAATCCCGCCATAATAATGTCCTCTTATTGTGAATGTCTTTCTTATATTTATCTTTTTCTTTAGACATAAAAAACCCCGCCGAGGCGGGGTTTGATAATTACACTCTTCCTGAGTTAATCAAAGAAGAGCGATAGCAGCGGTAACGATAGGTGCTTGTTCGACTGTCAAGACTTCTGTTAGCAGAGCATCTTCTAGGATTTCTTTTACACGAGCATCCTGCAAGGATGTATCGTATGCTTTCATGGCGGTATTCAAATCAGCAGCCGTTGCTGGGCCGCCGGCGATAATGGTGATAGTCGGCACTGATGTATATTTGATGTCAGTTGGTGCAGTGATACCGGTAACTACACCGTCGGTTACCGTAACCGATGCGCCATCGTTCCAGGTACCGTTCGAGCTTCCGCCACCAGAAAAACGAGCAATAGCAGTCACATAGTTAGTGCCACCGTTGTCGATAGTAATTGTTCCGAGGTCTTTTTCTGCGACAGTCACTAATGTACATCCAGTTCCTGAAGCACAAGTAGTTGCTACTCCACTAGCAGATGTATAACCAGATCCAGCAACCACTGGAGCACCAACGGTAAGAACAGCGCCGGTTTCATTATTCACAGTAAGAACGGTAAACTTGCCATTCGTTCCACCTGCCACTGTTAACACGTTACCAACAACATAACCAGTTCCAGCGGCATTCACAACAGCTGAAACTAATTCACCATCGGCTGCTGTGGTGTCTAATGTGCAGTTTGATCCAGAACTACAAGTGGTAACAGCGCCATCAACGCTATTGTACCCAGTGCCTGAGGCTAATTTTGTAATACCCGTAACAACACCAGCGTTGACAGTATCAACAGTAAATGTGCCACCTGAGCCTGTGGCGACAGTTAAAACGTTTCCAGGAAGATAACCTGTTCCACCAACTTTAATAGTGGCCGAACGAAGTCTACCGGTTGCAGCTAGAACGACGGTTGCTGTAGCGCCAGCACCGGTTCCACCTTGGCAGATAGTTGAAAGTTGTTTTGCATATAAGGCTTGAATATTTGCATCCATGGTTTTGTCCTTTTGTTATTTTTATGATTGAGTTTTTTCGGTGGTTTTTTTATCGCGATTCTAACAAGCCGCGCGGGTAATTCTGAGCTGGCCCGCTAGAATCTTAGGAGCGCCGTCGCCGTTGTTGACCGTCTTAGGTGTTGTTAGATAAGCGACATAGTACATATTACCCGCTGTCTGAGCATCGTAGAGCCCGGCTCCGGCGATAGTTCCCCAGTTAGCTGTCGGTACGTTATATGTCAAATCGCTGATATTGCTATACTCTCTATTAGCACCCGACGGGCCTTGCCAACCATTAGTGGCAAGAATTTGAATACGCCCATAGTTAGTACCGCTGGTAGAAACCTCGGTGCCACCTGTTCCATCAAGAGCAGGCACGGTGGTAAAAAGAGCTACCCATAGACTAGCAGGTGCAGTCCAGGAAGTGTTCTTCAAAAGGTAATTCATTTGAGAATCATGAAGATAATTTGATGTTGTGGCTGATGGCATTGTTTTTAACTCCTGTAGAATTTGAAACTAGAGCTGACATCACGCCAACTCATCTGATATAGGCTATTTATAGAAGACATCATATACGGAATTCCTGCTTTGTCGAGATAGAATTCCATTGAGCATCTGAAAGCTGAAATGTGGTTTTTACATCTTTGGCTTTATTAAGAACTGCTAATGCCTCGGGCATTAGATTAGAAACGATAGACCCCTGCCAGATAATGATAGGAAAACACCAGGCAGGACCGATCGCATCTCCTTCCATAAACATTTGCGACTCATTATAAAGGTATTGGTATTTGATATTGGAAGGATACTTCTTCATATCTTTATTGGCATCCAGAGACCTAGTCATTTGCGTGTGCTGAACCGAGGCATACCAGACGAAAACATGAATCCCTTCGGGTGTATGATAAATCAAAACTCTATAATCATTGGAAGGGGCTTTCATGATATCCGATACATTAGAGGCTAAAAAAGACTTTGCGTATCTCGTCAGATTAAGAGAAGAACCGACAACGTGCTCGTAGAACATCATGATAGTTTGAGCAGAGGATGCCGCTTTAGGTCCACCTCTCTTCGAAACCGTCGATACTGGTATCAGAAACTGCTGGGCACCGTGGCTATTGAAGTCTTCTAAAACGAAGTTGGCGAAAGATTTCATCATAAAATTCCATTCAACTGTTCTAGGAGGGTTCTCTTGACGAGTCGGTTCGAATCTTCTAGATTTTCGATAGAACTACTGACAAGCGATCGTCTAAATATGATTAAAATTTTCATCTTCCTCCTCGCACTCTATAATCCAAGTTTAGTTTTTAAAATGTTCAGATGCATCTGTGCCTTGTCGGCAGCCTTTCTCCTCTTCCCTTCGGGTACCGATAAATCTTGTGAAATGCTACGGTGTAAACGATACTGATCGACGTGGTGTTGAGTTTCCATCCTTCTGGCTCTAGCCGGATGCGGAGCAGTATTCCTTTTATACACATCAATATAATGTTTTATCAGATGCTTCACAGCAGGTTCTTCGGTAAGAAATTCTTCGAACGTCTTCACTATCATCTCATCTCGTTCGGCGAAATCAGGAAGATCCAAAATCTTAGCCAGCTTTTCCAGATGTTTCTGCGCTTTCGCCTTGTGTTTCATTCGAGTGGATGTGGTTAACTCATCATCGTCGGCTATATCTCTGTGAAGGTTATGCTTGTCTATAGCTCTTTGAGTGGCTATCTGACGAATATCGTTATACCCGAGGCACTACCGACCTTAAAGCCTTCTTAGCATAATGAGCGATATAGTGTTTAGCTACACCCTCGTTGGTAAACTCTTCGAATGTTTTCATCGATCATCCTATGATTTTATTTTTTTGAATACTGCAGCAGTAATGCGGGAGAAGATTTGATGTCGTACTCATCTATAAATTTACCCACCCATCGGTACTTTTCAATGATGTTTGGTAGGTCGTCGAGTAAATCTTTTAATTCGAAGTATGGTAGCGGTAAAAAAGATGAGTCGAGATCTCTTCGTGCCTTCCCTTTCATGCTATAAATGACTGCACCGAAATAGGTATCCATCCCATCGTTCTGTGCGAATGATAGACGACCATCGATTAACTTGCATTCACCGCACAATGCCTGATCGAGGTTGTCGTGTTGAGTTCTCGGTATCACCTTATCCTTGGTGAGTTTAGCCAAAGCGGCATCGTGTATGATGTCCATACCTGACCAGACATACAGTTTCTTCTTCGATGCGACGGCAGCGAAACGAACCAGATCATTGGTCAACCCCGCTTTCCTGAGATCGACCAAATCTTTAGAAGACGGATTCTCATAGATGGGGAAGGCGGTGCCTTTCTTAGGGAGATCGGCAACCCATTTCTCCTCAAGGTATTCTTTGAACGATAGCATCATGATTTACTCATTACTCTCCCATTCTCTTGGTAATAGCATCTTTATGCATTTGCATCTTCTTTCTGCTTTTCTCTCTTGTTGCTTCGGAGTTATTAGGATCAGTAGCAATCTTCTTGTGCATCTTATAACGGTCAACATGACGTTGTGTTAAGTATCTTCTAGCATTACCATATCCTGGAACTAAGTTTCTACCTACAGCTTTAGCATAATGGCTTAGACGAGCAGTGACAGGATTGGCTTCTGAAATTTGCTCTTCATCTATTAAGTTTGAAAATTCTTCGAATGTTATCATTTATAGTCTCCTTTATTATCGATCATCTTCCATATAACTCTTTAAATGAGCCTGATGGATTTGCATCTGCAATCTACTCTTCTGTCTTTGAGAATCGGATGCGTCCTTATCGTTAGCAATTCTATGATGAACTTTGAACTGATCCACGTGATGTGCGATAGTCGCATTTCTCTTGTGGTCGATTCCGACCGCCTTTCTGGCAACCTTTTTTACCGCATTTACCGCCTTATGCTTGAGAGGCAAACCGATACCCTCTTTGATATCTAAAAATTCGTTAAACGATAGCATTGTTCTATCTCCTTTCCTTCTTATTTATTCGTATCTAAACTCACCAATTCGGGTTCGGTAATCTTAGGAGGTAATTTAGGGAGTCTAATCTCTCGCTTCTTCTCTTCTGGTTTTTTAACTTCATCCATAAATTGCCCGAATGATAGATAGCGCTCTTCTTTCTTGGTTCCCATGATGTTACCTCTAATGCAGCGATAGATAGCTTTAAAGAATTCGCCGTGTAAACCGTCATCGCAGTTTCCTTTGTATTTCGGTAAGGCGGCAACCACCTTCTGGAGAACATTGATATCCTTGCAAGATTGAATAGCGTGAGAGAACTCGTGGCAGATGCTGATGGTCACGCAATCTTGCCAACTCGCTTTATAGACGCTACCGATAATGGGATCGGTGTCCATATCATCGTATTCTAGTCTCTTCCACTTGTATTGATTGAGTTCGCCCGGATATTTGTAATACCTGGAGAAATCGAAAAAGCAAAAAGGCTTCGATCCTTGCATATCGGTTCCTGCCGTGATACCTTCGGCGGCACCGTCCCATACCAAGGAAGCCTTGATATCGAAATAGGGTAATCCGAACTTCTTCTTGATGAACGCCCCGACGAGTTTGAATTGCTTCTGCGCGAAGGTTCCGATCTCCTTATGGCGAGGATCGGATGCTTTAAGAGTGCCGGATTCGAAATCTTCAACCGCATTGAAGATTTTTTTAGCCGCTCTCCTATCCGCGGAACCGCCGGCGTATTTACTCGACATAGGATCGTAACCGGCGGTGGGCGCCTTGGGAGATGGCGCGGTAGCCACGGGGGCTTTAGTCGCGGGTGCCGAGGCGACAGGAACTTTGACTCCTGGCGGAATCGCAGGCTTATTGGGGTCGGGTTTAGTCCATCCTGGAGGTAACGGAGGCGGCGCCGGTTTTGCTCTTTTGGTGGCTTCTGGTAGTTTTTCCATTTGATTTCTTATCCTCCGTTAAACATGTTTGTGAAATCTTATCAATCCGACTCTATTTGTCTCTTTATGACAGATGAGACACGAGCATCTTTGTGATAATTTATATTCGGGTGAAGATAGTGATTTACGAATATTATCACATCTTTCTTCTTTTTTATTGTTCCATGATTTTGATACGCCGATTGCCACTTTTTTGTTTCTTTCTAAAGTACATGATTTTTTAACTGATATAGATTTTTCTTTTTTCCAGGTATCTGTATTTACTGTTCTTTTATAACTTTCAACTCTTCGTTGAGTGATAGTTGGGTCGAAAGAATGAATAAGTTTAGCACTTTTACTCATTTTTATTTTAGTTTTATCCGAATGAACTCTACCAAATTGCGGTGGTATTGATTTTCCTAATCCTTTATTTAACCACCTTTCATCATGCTCCCACTCTCGTGCTTGAAGTGAGTCATTAAAGACCTGACGAACTTCTATAACATCTGGTTCTCCGTGTTCCTCTCGAAAGACTTTAACCTGCTTGGAACTGGTAAAATAAATGGTCCATAGATCATCGGGATGACAGTTTCGTGCGTATCTCACTCCGATAATACCATCTATCGTGCTGGCTCCAACCGGATCAGATAGGTATAAGGTGTATAAATAGTTTTAGTCATCGACTTCTCCAGAAAGTTGAATGATTAAAAGCCTCTTTCACTGCTAATGAAAAGAGGCTTTGTTATTTATGTAATAAATTCAGGGATTTAGATCCACACGAGGAGCAACTATTTTTCTATGAACCGCTGAAAAGTCATAGTGGTGACCATCTACGGTCACATCGTAATTCCCTCCGACATGGAGTTCGTAGTTACCGTGAATATACTCTTTACAGTTACCGTAGACCTCGATGAAGGAGTTGCCTTTAATCAGAAGATGATTATTGCCGTCTATGGTGCACATACCGTTGCCCCAGACATGCAGATGCTCGTCTTTCTCGATAATGACGTGACGCTCGTGCAGAACTCTATGCACTTCTAATCCATTAGGATGGATTTCGGTGAATGTTCCTTTCTTGTGCTGGAGGTAATAGCGCTCTGCTCCCGGAGTATCGTCGAACTCTTCTATATGACCGCAGTTATCCGGCGGACTGGACCCGGAGACATCGACATGAGGTTTAGGCTCCGTCTCTCTGACGTGATTATACGGGTATTGAGCGGCATACGGTGTCGGTGGCTCTTTCCATTGCCCACCGAAGGCTTTATCGGCTTTGTCGACTCTATCGCGTCTCCATTTGACCGGTGTCTTATCGGTCTTCTCGTTCCTGGCTAATCGACTGGTATCCTGCTCTCCCGCATCATATCGAGTATATACCCCCTTCGGATCCCAGAACCCTTTATCGGGTTGCGGCTTCTCGGGCTTACCGTAGATGGTGCCTACGATGACGGGGTTCTGCATATTATGACCATCATAGCAAAATCCTATCACCGTCGAGCCTTCTAAAATTCCCGTCGGACTAAAACCTACTCCACCGAACGAAGAAGACTGGATCGGCGACATCACGGCGGCCCAGAACAGGTCATCCGATTTAATTTTTTCCTTCTCATCGGTGTGATATCCGTAGATACGAACCTTTAATCGACCCAGTTTTTCGGGGTCGTTTCTATCTTCGACGACACCGAGCCACCAAACGAATTGCCCCATCGAAAAGGCGCCGGGTCTGAAGAGCGTGGTTAATCATACTCATACGGGTTTCTCCTTACATTATCTTTTATAAGCCACGTGAAAGTTCTAATTCTTTTTTAACTTCTTCGGCATCGTAATCTAAAACGATACCGTGAGGATCGGGAGATGTCTGTCCTACGAAGAATCCTCTCAATCCGGCCCTGTCTACCACCGAATTCAAAGTTTCTTTTATGAACATGACCTCTTCGGGTGTTTCGGATTTTATCTTTTTGGTTATTTCTTGGAAGTCTATAATGTTGCTTTTGTCAATCATAGTCGCACCTTCTTTGAGACGGTAATTGGGTCGATTTTTAGTTCTTCTGCAATCTTATACAGTGGTGTTCCATCATTATACATTTGTTTGATAGTTTTAACTGCATCATCATGAGAATCGAAGCCTTTATTCCTCCAATACCTTTCCTGTCTGGTCTCGGTTCTTTTATCTATCACTTTCGATAAGGCCTTTTTAAGATTGGCTTGGTGGTTTTCCGAAAATTTGATACCTTTTCTACTCTTCGATATATTTTCTCTATGTTCTTGGGTTTTCAAACTCGTGTATGCTGAACGAAAGTTTTTATTTAATATACTTTCATCTACCGCATCTATAACTGAAGCGAACATGGTACCGTTTATTTTATAAGTTTGTCTTATCTTGTTGGGCGTCATACCATCATCAATGCAATACAGAATGAAGTATTTCATTTCTTCGTAATCTTCAAAACCGTATCTTTCCAGAATAAAGGTTCTCTTCGATTTCGACATATTATTGCGAGTTCTAATCGTTCTTTCTTCGGCTGCCAAATTAGAACCACCGTTGGCTAGATTAAGCCATCTCTTATCCGATATACACCTCATTCTCCTTATAACCTTTCTTTCCCATTCTATTGCTTTTTCGCGGGCATCAAATACTCGTCTAACCTCTATAATATCCGGATCACCATGCTTTTCAGTCATTGCTTTTACGAATTTAGACGAAGTGAAGTATGTTTTCCACAAGTCATCTGGTTTGCTATTCTTCGCGAAGCGTGATCCGATAATACCATCTATCTAAATCAGACCAACCGATTAAATAAGTATAACTCATTGATTTTATTACACCATTTTCGCGTTCAAGCGTTTCTTTATAAGCTCCATATTAACAGTGATATTGCCCGACGAGTATATCTGGCAGATATGCGATATCAGATAGTCTCCTTTATAATACTTATCATAAATCTCTCCCTCTTCTTGATCTTGATGGCTGGGCAACTCTACTTGACAGTTTCTCCCCAGAAGTTCCCAGACTTTAGCGCCTCCGGGTATCTGGATTTGCAACTTATTCTGTTCGAGTTTTAGAAGATTACTCTTTCTGGAAACGTGCCAATTGGTGACCTGATCATCTATGGTTTGATTGGAATGCAATCCGGGGTGCTTGGGTAGAAAGGAGACGTTAGCGTTCTCGGCCTGATCGAAGATTTCCCACGGCTTCTTCTCTTTATCTTCAGCAATGTCATCGCCGAAGGAAAAGGTTTTAGATTCCCATTTCTTGTTGATGACATCGTAGGATAGAAGTTTGGTTTTATAATACCCGGCACCCAAGTTACCGACGCCATCGTAATCGTCGGTATAGTATCTGTTGAGCATAATACCGTAGTCGTCTTCGAAGTTACCGGCATCATCTCTTAGATTGGTCGGTTTTTGTTTGAAAGTGATCCCACTCTTCTCGTTCTTAAAGAGTTCCTCTATAGATCTAAACCAATATTGATCGAAGTCGACCATAAAGAATACATAATCGCTTCTATTCTCTTTTAGAGCCAGCTTTGCGAACCACCAGCCGGCGACATAGGGCGTCCAATTAGGTACTATGGTGTGATAGGTTACATCGCTGGGGTCGCTCTTCGCCAAAGACCCACCTAGAAACTCTGAGCAGACATTGGAAACGCAATCTTCCGGTTTCTTATTGGAGTATGTCTTGGATATCCTATTCGTCTGATTAGTTAAGAATCCCTGCGAGGCGCAGTAAAGACTGTACTGGTAATGCATCTGTCCTTTGAATATCTTATTTCCGAGTTTATAGATGATGAAGTCGTACGATTTGCTACCGTCCAGAACACTTTCCGTCTCGGTCTCCACCTCTATCGTAATTTTCGATCCGGGTTTGATCGGAATGTTCATCAAGATGTTCGACGAGTCTTCTATGGTAACGATGGCAGTCCAACAGGGCAAAAAGATATCTTGATAAATTATCGCCTTATTCATAAACCCCGAGACATCCTTACCGTCTATAGTGACGGTAATATTCTTGACGTCATTAAAATTACCTGATTTTTCGACTCTCATTTAGATCGGCTCCTCGAAAGCATCTTGCCAAAATCTTCTTCGAAGTCTAAAATATAACTTTTGGAAACGATGTTGATAGATCTTCTTTCGATATCTAAATCGCTTTCATAGACCAGATTGGTGATGGGTATGATATTTTTCCCGATAGATTTGGGATCGTAAGCATACCTCTCTCGATAGAACTCGTCTTCGACATCATCGCAGATTCTACCGGTATTGATATTGATGAAATGGTGTATACCGCCCGTTCCCGATGAGAAGGGGACTATCGTTGTCGTACCATCTGCTTTTTGCAAGATTTTACCATTTCGATATTTTCGTGCTACGAACTTCTCTAAAAGATAAGAATCTTTGGGCCACTCTGAAAAAGGATCGATTATATCGTTGATAACCAGAAAGGTCCAGTAATGAGACGGTGTACCATAGAGTTTATCGGATAAACTTTCGATCGAATCATCATCTCTCACATTATACTTTTGAAAAAGGAATGCTTTATAGGCAGAAACTTTCCTCAGGAAGAAGGCGGTTAGAATGTTGGTAACCTGTTTTCTCTGGCTAGGGGCATTTATAAATGCGTAACCCATCTTTTCGAATTTCTTAAAGAAAAATGCCATATATCCTCCTAATAATTTTCGCCTTCAACATCTTCTCTAACCACGATTTCTATTTCAGATAGTGAAATATTCATCACGGTTTCTGTCGGGAACCCGTTTCTCATCATCGTCCACATACCGGCACCGGTATAGTCGATATCGATACTGGTGATCACGGATCTCTTGAAACGATGGATATATTCGTTTTCTCCATCTTGGAACTGGTATTGTATATCCACTTCTCCGGGGTAGTTGAGATAAGGAGAACCACCTCCTCCGGCGGGTCCGGAAGGAAGCGCCCATTTTCTGAAGATTGTAAGAATTTCTTTGATAGTTTCGCAGTCGGCCATTGAGTAGGGCACGAATCTAAAAGTGTATTGAAAGTTTCTAAAGTCGACACCCCTAAAGAGTTGCGCCAGGTAGGGATTGAGAAGCATTCCCGTTTTCAAGCTGGCGAGATCACCGGCAGGACCGCCGGTTATATTTTGCATTTCTCTGATTCTCTTAGCAACGAAATTACCGGACGCTGCCCAGGACGCCGGCATGGCTCTCTATCGCTCCGATAATCGCCTGTCCACCACGGAACGATGAATCCCAAGTCACGGTATTCGGCTGCCCGAATTGTTCGGGCATATAGAGATGGACTTGGTCTCTCATCTGACTCGCTTGTGTCGAAAATCTCTCATAGAAGGTGAAGTGTATGTTGGCAGGAAATGCTTCTTTGTTCGTTAAGAGTTGAGGATAGTATAGTTCCAAAGTAGAGCTCCAATGGTTAGTCTTTTTATAAATACGGATATGGAACGATTATCGGCGTTCCATATCCTAATCACAACAACCTATCAAGGAGGTTGAAATGACTATATCTATTTATACACCTTTTACCTATCTTATTCGGATGGAAGCAGCACGATAAATGGTATTATGGTGTTCGATATGCACGAAACTGTCGTCCAGATGATCTCTGGACTAAGTATTTTACCAGCTCTAAATTGGTTCAAAAATATAGAGAACAGCACGGAGATCCGGATGTTATAGAAGTGCGACAGACTTTTAATGATTCACTTCAAGCACGAGAGTGGGAACATAAGGTTTTGAGGCGACTAGATGTAATTCAAAATGATAGCTGGCTAAATCGAACAGATAATTTATCGTTTCCACCTAGAATTTATTCTGAAAACGATAAACAAATACTACGCAAGTCCTTAACCGGAAGGAAATTGAGTAATAATCATTGTCAAAATATATCTAAGTCATTAAAAGGTAAAGTCTTTAGAACTACAGAAGAATACCTGAAAGCGGGACAGAAAATAAGTAAAACAAATAAACGGTAGAGTTTTTACAGAAGAACATTGTAGAAAGATAAGCCAAAGTGGATTGGGGAGAATCTTTTCAGAAGAAAGCAAAAAGAAAATCAGCGACAGTAAAAAGGGGAAGGCTTTTTCAGAAGAACATAAACGCAATCTCTCTAAGGCATCTATAGGAAAACCTAAACCTAAAAACGCAGAACATAAATTCAATTTATCGTTATCGACTAAAAACTCCATAAAAAACGGAACACACCCTTCTCAAATTAAAGTTTCGTGTTTTTTTTGTCATAGAGAAATGTCGATAGTTAATTTTAATAAGCATATTAGAGTAAACCATTATGAGAAAATATCCGGAACCGGTTAAATATAGACCATTGAATCCTACCAAATATGTCGGCAACATCAATGAGATCGTTATGCGTTCTTCCTGGGAAAGCAAACTCGCTTTTTTTTTTAGACACAACTGAAACTATCTTGAAGTGGGGATCGGAAATCAAAGCAATACCCTACTATTCGACTGTGGACGGAAAAGTAAGACGATACTTTCCCGATTTCTGGGCACTCGTCAAGCAGCAGGATGGAACCGAAAAACGTTTCATCGTAGAAATCAAACCCAATCATCAAATCAATCCTCCTAAACCGGGAAGAGACCCGAAGAAGTATAGAGAATCGATGGTCACCTGGCAAAGAAATCAGGATAAGTGGGTGGCAGCCAGACAGTTCGCTCAAAAGAACGGGTTCGAATTTATGATTATGGACGAATACACTTTAGGCATAGCAAAGAGGTAGAATGTAATGGTAGCGATAAAAAGAGATCGTCATAAGAAGAAGGGTCTTGAGTGGTTTTTTAACGAACTGAGAAAGGCATCTAAGGATATAAACTATAACGCATATAATCCCACCAGCGATCCGTTTATCGGGGGTCTCTTCGCGTATCTCTATGACGCAAAAACTAAAGACAAGTTGCCCTATTGGGATAAACTACCCCTCGTCATTCCGTTTAACATTTACGACGACGGGTTTATCGGAATCAATTTACACTATGCAAGTCGGAAACGATAGGGCTAGATTACTGCAATATCTTCTTCGATTACGATCTAAGAAATCGACCAGAGAATATGTCAAGGTATCTTATCAGTCTCTTCAACTCGCCGCGAAAGCGGATGTTTTGCAGCCGTGTATTCACAGATATCTGTCCAACCATATCAGAACTAGACTGGTTAAAATCAGCATGGATGAATGGGAGAATGTCGCGTCCTTACCTCTGGCTCAATGGAAAAAGGGCAACAAATAATAGGAGAAGTATAATGGCAGAAATAAGTGCCAATGTAACAGATTTTTTAAGCAAGTTCCCGGTTGGATTTGCTCGACCGAATAGATATCTGGTAGAGATGTCTCTTCCTCCGGGAATAGCCGAACAAGGATCGTGGCTTAACAGCGAGTCTACGGCTGGAACCATAGAGGGGCATAACATATCGATGAATCGGACAGGGGCAAGTTCAAATCGCCTGTCATACCTGCACAATGCCGGCGAGGACCTTGATGACTTATCCGCACTCGCAGCATTGTGCTCCATTCAGAGTTCCTTATAGCCAGCAATATGAGCCGGTAACTTTCACTTTTTATTCTGGAAAGAATTTTCGACAACGCCATTTCTTCGATATCTGGCAAACGTCGGTTATCAATATCAACGACAACTCTCTTAACTTCTTCGTCGAATATACTCAGGATATCTTTATATGGCAGTTAGATAGAAATAATAATAAGACTTACGGAGTTCGTCTTTATGCTGCCTGGCCCGTAGCTATCGGAGAAGTATCTTACGGTTATAGTCAAAATAATGTCGTAACCGAGATAACCGTTACGATGGAATATAAACTATGGCAAAATAATCATGACACTACCAAGATCTATATCTACGCATAACCCGTGGATCTATGAAGACAAAGAAGTCACCTCTGACACATTAGCCGGCTTCTACGGATTCGTCTATATAATAGTCGATAGAGAAACCGGAAAGAAGTATATCGGTAGAAAGTATATCTGGAGTTATAGGAAAGAGAAGGGGTCTTCTAGAAGAAAGAAGAAAGAGAGCGATTGGCAGGATTATTACTCGAGCAATGAGGATCTGAAGCAGATAGGGAAAGAAAATCCAGGAAGGTTAAAGAGGGAGATACTGCATTTATGCAGAAGCAGGGGTGAATGCAACTTTTTAGAAGTTGCAGAGCAGTTTAAGAGAGATGTTCTCTATTCCGATGAGTATATGAACGACAACATCAATGGAAAGTGGTTTAAGAAGAATGCGATGTCTTATAAGAGACCTCTATGAATTCGTATATCATCATTAGAAAAGATCGAGTTACCATCCAAGAAGGTTGGTCAAGCCCGCAGTACGGTCATCTTGGTAAAGTAATGAGGACTATCTGCTTCTTTCTGGGTTTGATCTGCTTCGGTAACCACACTTATCCGAGAGAGGGACTCTATCTGGGTCAAATGTTTCCGGGACTATCAATCGACCATATCAAGAAAGGTATCATAAAGGTGAAAAGAGATGAAAAAGGTAATTGTTTTTATAGCAGGATATTTTCTCGCTGGATCATCGATTAGTGCTCAAACCTGCGACACCATTCAAGTCACAGGTGTAATCGATGGAGACACTCTTCGAGCCGAGATGGTAGGAGCACCGAGTCCTCTTAATCGAGTATCGATTAGGATATCTGGAATCGATACTCCAGAGATGAAGGGGCAATGCGATTCCGAAAAAGAAAAAGCGCGAGCAGCGAAAAGCTTCTTATCAAGAAAGCTCTCCTCTGCTCGCGCCGTAACCTTCGGCACTTTGGACTGGGACAAGTATGGTGGGCGTATTCTAGCCGATGTCTACTTCGACGGACAAGATGTGGGTCAGATGATGATCGATGCCGGATACGCATTTCCTTATCATGGTGAAAAAAAGAGCGATCATTGGTGCAGGGCTCAATAACTCTTTCCTAAAATTTCGATAACTCGGGTGATAAAATCCAAGCGCGCAGAATTGTCGGAAAGAATATCCGACACCTGTATCACCACGCACCCCAGTTTTTCATAATAGCGATGATAGACGCCTGCCTTCAGATTAGCGAGAAGATCGGTGCTTATCGTCTTCTCACTCGAGTTGGGGTACACTTGAACGAATTCAAAGAAGCACCCGAAACACCTAACACCAATCTTCGGTTTTTCGTGTCATACTCTCGAAGGTTAGTTTGAACTTCGACAGCAGTTATCATAGGTTTTTCTCCAAAGCATATTGACTGGTTAAACTGATAACGGGAACATCGATTTGATGCCATCGATGAACCGAGTTCGGGTCGTTATCTATAACTAACTTCACATTGAAGTGATACGCTATCTTGGTCCAGAAGATGTCGATCTTATCATCACCCACCATCACGTGATTGGTATCGAATGGATATTTGTTACCCTGGTTCTTTGCTATTACGATGATTCTGTTTTTATCCGATAGCGATTGTATGATTTCGATAAGAATCGGTTCGACGACATTTTCATCCACCACTATAGCCGAAGGCATATCTACCAACGGATCATAGGTTCTAGAGAACTGCTGGTTGTATTTCTTCCATAGTAGATAGAGAGATTTAAGGTTGGTTCCCGATGACCACCCATAAGAGATGATACTCATCATATTAGAGTTCACCGGAACCACCACCACCTCATACCCTTGTTCTTCTAAAATTTCCGTATAGACTTTTCGAATATCGGCATCTAAAGCGAATGAGCCATCGATAATAATGCTATTAACATGGATATTACCGATGGCGGACTCGGTTTTTTCGAGCAATCGCACGATGATCTGATTCTTGATAGGTTCCAGCCACGCCTTCAGGCAAAGAGGGTGATAACCCTTATCCGAAACGTAATCGTATACCAAGTCTTGTTCGGATATCAGATTAATCATATCATTCGTTTCGAATTCTAATTTGGCTTGAATCTGCTTGGCTACGGCACGAGTATCCCTGGGAATGACACCGATGATAAGGTATGCTTTCTTCTTAACCGCCTCGACTTCGGTATCCACATACTCTACAATTTCTTCGCTCATCGTAGTTCACTCGCTTTTAGGTTGTATTCGTCGATCGCTTCCTGTCTGAGATCGGATATGTCGCTTAAATCGGCATATACCTTCTTTCGGGAAACGGAAACCGGCTTCGATGAATCTTTAGATTCTAAGGTTACCGTAACAGAATAGCCCTCACTCGAGTTAGATACTCGAACGCACATTTCAAATGGAATCATCACCAAACCTCCCCCTCAATGAAACTCGGGCACCTTTCACTAAACCTTCGCTGAAGTAAACCGATGTGGCTCCGAGTTTTACCATCTTTTTAACATCTTCTTCGAAGAAGGAAACGAACCATTCGGCGAGATGCTCAACCGTAGTCTCGGTGTCGATAATGTGCGTTTTAATGCTCGCCTTATCGACAACCAAGTAGAATGCACCTCTAGGAGTTTCGTACCCTATAGTCAATCCTAAATCATTGTCACCCAGGATATTATCGCGCCAGATAAACATGCGACCGTCGAGATAGTCTTCGATCTTTAATTTGAAATCGTAGGAGGGGTGAACGATTTGTCCGTAGCTGTCGAGAAAGAGTAACCAACTCTTATGCCCGTGAGCGATATTCTGACACCCCCAGCTGGTGCTGTTCTTCAGACCATGGACATAGGTGAACGATATCTCGTTTCCTGGGAAATTATCATAGGGAAGAGCTGGACGATCTGTTAGAAAAACTTTAACCTTGATATCCGAGTTAGGATACTCGATATTCAACTTTTCTTCGAGGTAATCGCGAATGCTATCCGAGATTAAGATACTATCGCATTTGCAAACCTTAATCGCATTCCTCGGGCAAGCTAGAGTGAACAACGGAGTAGATACCACCATTCGCCCATCTCCGAACGGGAACATAGCAATTCGCTCGTAGTCTACTTCTCCCGGTACTGTCCACGACTCAAAGTCATCGATGCCACCGTGCTTTTCCGGAACCCAGATTTTATGATCGAACCCTTCTTCCTTATCATCGATAAGGTGTTTGATCTTCTTTTTGATAGTACCGAAATCCACGACGACATTCTCGACGGGCTCGATGTTTCCAGTGACTTCTACGCTCAGATTTAGAGAGCCACCGACGATAGTGAGTTTGGTCGAATGAACGTAGGCGTAGTCTATGGTGGTAACAGAACCGATGAATAATGTTGATTGCTTCATGAATAACCTCTCTGTTATAAGTAACGGATATGGAGATGCTTGGAACCATCTCCACACCCTAATCACAATCACCTGTTACGGAGGCGATCATGCCTAAAAGTATTTATGTTCAGCATCTTATCGAACAACCCGACTCAAACCCTCATTACCTTAACCGTCTCATCAATCTTCTTAATCATTTCATCTCTATCGAACCCGAAGATAAACCGAAGGGATTCGAATCTCACCATATCGTTCCAGAGTCCTGGAAACCCGAATGGAAGAAAGTGAAAGATAATCTTCTTAAAGTTCCTGCTAAGGCTCATTATATCATTCATCATTTGATGTGGAAAGCGTTTCCTGATTCGATTTCTATGCAACGCTCTTTTTGGTATTTCTGTAATAATGATAAAAAGCAAAGAATAACCGCAAGAGTATTTGAAAATGCTAAAAAAGATTTAAAACATTCTGAAGAAACCAAACAAAGAATGAGCATCTCGCAAAAAGGTCGAACCCACACCGATGAAACCAAACAAAAAATGAGTTATTCTGCAAAACGGAAGAATTAGACGCTCTATTTCTAATGAACAAAGAATAAAAATAAGTTCGTCATTAAAACGGACGAAACTCTCCATTAAAACGGCACCACTTTATCTGAAAACCATAAGAATAAATTGAAAGTTTCACATGAACGGACTTCGTTGGATCACCGACGGTTCGATTTCAAAAATGATTCATTCAAAAGAAGAATTACCAAATGGTTACTGGTATGGCAGAAAATAGGGAATGGGGTACGTTATACTTACCCACTTTTCATCGACCGGTTTGCCGCAATACCTATACCATCCCGGCTTCTCCATCACCCTTTCGCGTATTCGCGTCACGATGATATCGTAGTCCTCGGGACGAGGCTCCCAGTCGTTATCCATCTTCGATAGTATAGCATAATCCATATCGAATGTCAAGGAGGGATCGGCATTAAATCCCCTTCGGCCCATTTCCTCAACCAAGGCACCGTATCGCTTGGAGAGGTACAGCATCTTGTCGAGCCAGAATAGCATATGACCCTTGCCGAGGGTGAAGCTCTTTGGTATGTCGAGCGTGGTATGCTTGCCACTGTCAAGGCGCTTCTTGAGCAGCGGAGGAATCATTCGAAGCTCGCGTCGTTCCGCTATCAGATGCTGGTCCAAAAGTGTCCACGCAGGTAAAATATTACATCTCATTTTATTTCTCCTATAAATAACAAAGCCCGTTATCTACTGGTAATAGATAGTGGGCTTCTAATCACAATAACCTGTTCAGGAGGCTATTATGCCTAAATCTACTTATACCCCCTTCACCTATCTAATCCGGTTGGTCTTGGCTCGACATTTGGTACTATGGATCAAGATACAAACAAGGCTGCCATCCTAAAGACTTATGGACCAAGTATTTTACTTCATCAGTTCATGTTGCTGTTCAAAGATGGCTTTATGGTGAACCAGATGTTATTGAAGTGCGACAAACTTTTCAAACTGAAAAAGAAACGCGAAGCTGGGAGCATAAAGTTTTAAGAAGAATGAAAGTTGTTAAAAGTAACCAATGGTTAAATAAAACTGACAATAAAATGATCGATCCAAAATGCTGCTCATGTCCTGGTAAAAAGAATGGCATGTATGGTAAAACTCACTCTACTGAAACACGACAAAAAATATCTGCTTGTGAATCGGGTGAACGAAATCATTATTATGGAAAACATCTTTCAGAGGAGCATCGATCTAAAATCAGTAATTCAAATAAAGGAAAAATTTTTTCACCAGAACATTGTCAAAAAATCAGCGAATCTAAAAAAGGTAATGATTATAATAACGAACGAATTGCAAATGGCACTCATAACTTTTTAGGTTCTGAATCTAACAAAAAACGCCTTGCTAATGGTACTCATCCAACTCAAATTAAAAAGATCTGTCCTCATTGTGGTAAAGATGTTGTTATTACAATCTATGGAAGATATCATGGCGATAAATGTAAATCAAAAATAACATAAATGGAAAAATCAAATTGCATCGCATGGCTTTAATCCTCTCTTCTATCCCTATCTCTCACTTCAGATAGATAGTTGAGAAACTGAACGCATTTAATGGCGATCAGAAGCGTGATGCCTGATTTGATGTCGAAGAATGCGCTCGCCAGTGCTATAATATCCAAACTCAGCCAAAAGTTCGGGTTTTTGAATTTTCTTTCAATTAAATCATATAAATCGGAATTGTGCACCTCAAAAGGTAACTCTTGCATATCCTTATCTGTGGCGAATCGTATTGGAACCCACTTCCAAGCATAGTTTCCCCAATCATCCGAGCCACCCACATCGATCTTTTTTATTCGATAAACGAGGTCTACCGTTTCGAGCCACACTCGCTCTTTATCTTCACCGAACGAGCGCGGTAGCAGAGAGAACTTGCGAACGACCTTCTCTTCGCCTTCCCTATCTTTCAATACAAAGCGAGTCTTAAATTTCATAATTTACCTCAAATGTGGGATGACATTAACCAATAGAATAACGGCGCATACACCTAAAATCAAGATTGCGAGTGCACCATAAGAAATGACGATGGCACTAAAACCACTCTTAAACATTCCCATAAATCACCTCTCACTTAATCTCTTCGGAAGAATCGGCTTGATTCTTGTCTACTCGGAACCCGATGAATCGGGGAAGGTAGAGCGAATCAGCACCACCGTCTTTCTTGGTTATCTTAGCATTATACACGACTTCGACGATTCTGTCAACCGAACCATCTTTAGTGATAGTTCGACGCTGCTCGTCCGAGAATCCGCTACCTACATTCACGCGAACTTTACCGTCCGAGGTCTCGCACACCAGAGCACCGAGTTGTCCTTCATATTTACCCTGACCGGGCTCCCAGTCCACGACGACGAGATCGGCGGTTTCCTCTGCTTTGAACTTGCACAGGTTTTTCGAACGCTTTGCTTCCCAGCGTCCTTTGAGGTTTTTCGCGATAACCCCCTCCTCACCACGAGCCAAGGCTTCTTCGAACAGACGCTCGACATCTGCTAGGGTTTCAACCTTAACCGTTTGAATCTCTATAATCTTCTTCATACCCGCAACACGAGCATGAGTAATGGCGATGTAGAGAGCTTGCAGGCGCCTATCGTAGTCCAAGGCTTGGGTTTTATCGACGATGTCCCAGGGAGCGAAACGCACGAGTTCGGCTTCCTTTTCGTCAATCGTGCCCCTGATAGCCTTGTTTGCTATACCGTTGCTAATTTGTCTCGAAAGAGGCATACCATAGGGTCCGCAGCACACCAGCTCGCCATCCCAAGTTTCTCCGACCCCGATAGTCTTACGGAAATCATCGTACATGACTTCGAGGCAAGTGATGAGGCTGCCATTGCGGGTACGCATTTCGATGTTGCCATCAGTCTTGTGGGTGACCAGACAGCGAACACCGTCGAATTTTGTCTGTACCACGACATCGGGGAACTGCAGATGCTTCGGTTCCTTGCCCGCCAGCATTACATCATAAGTGGGTATCAGGTTTTTCCATATCTTGTTAATGGTGGGTATCTGGACACCGCATCGTAGATCTCGATCGATGATCAGGCGTAGGACTTGCGCGTCGTCCTCGTTCAGAGAGGAGAGCACCTCTCGGTAAAATTCGATGCCCGCGTGCCCTGTGATCTTGCGAGTAGCCAGATTTACCAGAATCTCGTCGATCGCCGTGAGCAGCGTCATCGTGCCAGCATAATCAGTGACTTGTGGGTGCGCCGCTATCCAATATGTGATTTCGGGGTTGTAGGCAGCCCAGAACGCTTTTCGTAGCGTCGGGTCGTTCTTGTGTTTTTCCAGGACGGATTCCTTGAATTTGCGCTTGGTGTCGGATGCGATGGTATCCAGGATTTCGAGTGTGTTCATTTCAACCTCACTTGGTTTCGATAATCATCATTTCGGCGGATACGTGGGTCGTCGCCTTGCGCTCGGTGGTCTTCAGGAGATCATACGCCTTCCAGCGATCATTCACGGCAAAGAAGTCTTTCGGCTTCCTAACCTTCTTCGAGGTGCTCTTCTCCTCGTCGTGATTTCGGATCGAGGAACCGCTGACCACGAGAGACTCTCCCGGCTTAGCCACGAAGCGCAGCAGAGTGCGATACTTGGTGTTATACAGGATCGCCGCCTTGGCTCCTACGAGGCGAGCGGGAGAAAGGGATTCGATGCCCAGTTCCTCATCCTTCTTCTGATAGGTCATCGTCTTAACCGCTTTGGCTTTGTCGGCGTTCAGGGTAGCCGGAGTTTCCTTGGGCTTAGCCTTGGGCTTGGCGGGAGCGATTTTGTTCTTGATGCCACCGCAGCGCTCGAAGACGGAAGTGAGTTGCTCCAGGATGGCTTTCTGCTTTTCCACTTGCTCCTGGGCATCGATGATCTGCTTCTCGAGCCACGCTTGGGCTTCGGTGAGCTGGGCTTTATCGACGGGAACTTCGACGGGCTTGGGCTCGTTATCGGAGAGGATGGCGTCCACCACATCTTCCATCTGGAAGATAATCGTATTCATCTTCTCCGCGGGTTTGCGCTTGGGTGCGGGGTCGCGCTCCTCGACCTCCGGAACCGTCGTCGGCATGTTCAGGAAGAACTTCGCGAGATCGTGCTTCTGCTGATCGGAAAGAACGAGCCCGTTCTTCCACATGCGGCAGACGAACCCGCGGTTAGAGAACTTGTGCTCCTTCTCGTCCTTCAGCCTCTCATACTCATCGGGTAAGTGGGTCTTGATCCACTCGAGCGCCCATTTCTTGGAATCTTTGAAGTCGAAGTTCTGGCTGTAATGGTTAAGTCCGGAAGCCAAGGTGTAGGTACAACCGGGGTCTTTGAAGTTGATCTCTTTGCTCATGATATCACATTCCTATAAATAGCGGATATGGAGATGGTTCCAAGCATCTCCATATCCTAATCACAATAACCTTTCTGGGAGGCTATCATGCCTAAAAGTATTTATGTTCGGGTTCCTTCTCGAACAACCAAATTCGAACACGCATCACCTTAACCGTCTCATCAAGATCCTAAATCATTTCATCTCGATAGAACCACCTAAAAAGATTAAGGGTTATGAATCTCACCATATCGTTCCACGATCGTGGAAACCTGAATGTGAATTTGAAAAAGACAATCTTCTTAGAGTTCCCGCTAAAGCGCACTATGTTATTCATCACCTACTATGGAAAGCGTTTCCTAAAGACTATTCTATGACAGAAGCATTTCATCAAATGAGTCACAGGCAGCAAAAGCAAAGAATCACTGCTAAAGTTTATGAAATTTTGCGACTCGAATTTAGTCAAGCTCAAAGAAACAATGCCTTAAAAAGAGTATTCGATGGCACTCATCCTTTCTCTGGACCAGAACTTAACAAGAAACGAGTAATAGATGGTACTCATCCTTTTTTGGGTGGAGAACTTACCAGAAAACGAGTTGCTAATGGCACTCATAACTTTTGTGGTTCAGGATATAATAAAACCCGAGTTGCTAATGGCACTCATAACTTTTTGGGTGGAGAAATTTCTCGTCGTAATTCTCAGATTAAAAAGACTTGTCCCCATTGTAATAAGGAAATACCTTTTGCTAATTTTGCTCAATGGCATGGGGACAAGTGTAAATTAAAAACTACATGTTTATAAGAAAGCGGCGAGCTTCGGCAAGCGTGGTAAAGGGGAGTTTTTCTTGGACGTCGCCGAACGCGTCGGCTTTGAAAAACTGGCGGTTGACTTCGACAATCACCGCTGCCAGTTTCTGGTCGATATAGAAACGAGCTACCGTGGTATTGCCCTTGTAGGTGTACTTCACATAGAGCGTTCCGGTGCGTGGAGCCGCGGGCGTGATTTCCTCCGGCTTAACAACCTTGGGAGCAGGAGCCGCGGGCTTAGGAGCAGGGGCTTTCTCGACCGGCTTCTCGATCTCGAACTGATTGTTGTTGACGAACTGAGTACGGAGATCACCGTAGATTCGCTTCCAGAACCAATCGTGTCCACGCAGAATTTCGTTTCGGTCATCGAGTTCCTCGATACCCAGCACTCGCTTGGCGCCTACCTTCGTACCCTGATCAAACTGTATCGAGTGTGCAAGTTCGTGCGCGACCAGGGACGCCAGCGCCTTCTGCCAGGTTACATTATACAGCCCACCGATGACCGGATCACGATTGAAGCTCTTGTACTCGGGCTCGTCCATCATTCCGGTGCCTTGCGCCGCGGCGAGAAACCGATTGGCTACAATGTTGAAGAACGCCTTACCATTGCGCACACCGCCCCGAGAAGCTTTACGGTTGGCAGCGAAGGTAACTTGAACTATCGGATTGAATGTGGGGCAATCATACTTGGCGCGAACATAGGAGACCATCTGGTCGGACAAGTTCCGGATAAATTTATCGACCGTTTGCTGGGTAATCATCGAGTCGTCCTCAATCAAATACGGTTCTGCTTGGCCACAGCCACTTCGAGCAACTGACCCGCGTAAATCGCGATCCGCATCTTGCCCGTCTTATCAAGAACGCGCCAGTAGGCAAGCTGCTTGGGGGTGAGATACTGGTTCCTGGCGTAGAACTTCGCCATCGAAGTTCCCATACGAGCATGGCAAGGGCGGAAGCCGCGTCCGTTGTGGAACTTCGTCATTTCTTTCATCTGTTCTTCTTCCGTCTGACGCTCGTTCAAAACTATCAGGGCCCGAATCACCGCTTTGTCATTATTCTGCAGCAGTTGAATGATTTGCTCTTTAGTGACCATCTCGGGCTCCTGGGTTGTTGGCTTACTTGATGATCATATTATAGCACACGCACGCAAGATGTCAAGCCTTCCAGGAAAAATATTTTCGCGAAGATGTTACATCGGGAGCCAGCTGGCTCCCGATATGCTATTCATCCTTCGAAAAGGATGGGTTGTAAACTACTCGCAAGGAATATCTCTTCAAGAAGTTCTTCTTCCAGAAGTCGATATAGTTCGGCTCCTTCCCGCGCAATTCGCTCATCACCAGCGAGAAGAGTTGAGTCCCTTTCAATGCTATCGCAGCATCTTTGAATGTCTCCCCGATGAACGATTGTGCAACCGTATTCACTTCCGAGCGTAACCATTGCAACTCATGAGCAACCTGATCCTCGATGGCTTCGATCGGAATGATGTCCTTGCCTTGCGACGCTACCAGCGACTTTAGATCATCGACGGTTTCGTTCACCACCGCTTCCGCCACATCGCGGGCTCGCAGTTCGGTCATCGTGCGGTTGATCTGCCTAAACGCCAGCCTAATAAAATTTCTTCACTATCCAATATCCATTTGTCTATTATTCCATTTGTGATCCATTTTCTTTTTAATCTACCTTTTTGCCAGTTTAAAGGTATACTATCCTCTTTTGTTATAAATTTTTCAATTTTCCCGTCGTTTATCTTCACCATACCCGTGGATCTTTTACTATTTGTAAAATTTTTATTCCCTTTCATAGAATCTTTCATTATATTAGAGTGTCTTATACGTTCTTCAAGTCTGTGCATACGATTATTTTTAGACATCCTTTCTCTGGATTCTTTAGACATTATTTTACCAATATTCGCTAATCGAAGTTTTTCACGAGTTTCATCTGTTACTATCTTGCCTGTATTGGCTAACACTCTCTTTTGATGCGCTATTTCTGCACCAGAAATTTGACCAGATAATGCCATATAGGCTAAAAAATCTTGCCATTTACCATATTTCTCCCAAAGCATCTTATGAGCAATAGCATGTTCTGTAATACTTAATCTTATTATATTACTCTCGTCATCCCCGCCGTCCAGCATGACGAGGAACAATATGGTGGTTGTGAAAAAATTCCATTAAAAATTACTATTGAGTAATGAATTCAAAGGATAAGAACTTAAAAAATTCTTTTTCCAATAGTCGATATAGTTGGGCTCCTTTCCTCGTAATTCGCTCATAATCAAAGAAAAATATTTCGTTCCTTTTAATGCTATAGCAGCATCTTTAAATGGTTTCCCGATAAAACCTTGGACAATATAAACAACATCGGAACGAATTTTTGAAATTTCATTCGTCACTTGTTCTTCTATTTTTTCAATTTCATCAATAGGCAACCCAGCTAAAGCAAACGATGATTTGAAATCATCGATAGTTTCATTTGCAACCGCTTCAGCAATATCTCTGACACGAAGTTGGGTTCTTAATACATGTTGCTCAAGATACCATGCAGTCTTGTACTTAACACGACGCCCATCTTTCAAAAGCAGCACATAACCTTCGATGCCCTTATCGTTCTCGATAGAACGCTGGATTTCATCCCAAGTCATTTCTAGACGAGGGATATAGGTGCAGCCATGGCTTTCGGCTAAAGCACGAACGGTTTCGTAGGGAAAATACTCGCCGGAATCGTTATCACGAACAGCCAGAAGAGTCCAGCGAATGCTCGGCGGATAGTCGATTACGATTTTATGATCGGGGTGAGTATACTCCCAAATCGGGGTTGAGTTGTAATAAGACAGGCAGATATAGCTGACTCGCTTAACTTCTTCCGGAACCGACAGATTCGCCGAGTTCGCCACATCACTATAAAACGACTTCTTGGTTTTGAAGACGATGTTGCCGTTCTGAGTGATAATCGGAGTCAGCATCGAGCCATCTCGCTTCTCGTAGCATTCCACGAAATCTCGAGCCACCGAAGCCGGGTCGGTGTCCGCGCGCTCTGAGACATTAAAAAATTTTCCAAGTGGCCTAGATACGCAAATCCCTGTTTTCGTCTCGAAAGTGATACCACGAGTTTCGAGAGATAGTGGAACTTCCCAAAAAGATTTATCGGCTATCATATAAGAAATGATGGTATACGATTGCCCATCAACCATCTCGGTTTTAAACTTAATCATAGGATTGCTCTCAAACGGGAGCATATCGTTCAGATGCATCTTTTCATCCTCTTCGTATCACTTATTTTCTTTCGATGTAATGGGTTGTGCATTGCATTATTTCTGCTTATCTTCTCTCGTGTCGTCGCAGATACAGCATGACCCAGAAGTGCCGCACTTCGCCTTTGACGAGATACTTCAGTTTCGGGCACACCTCGATGAGTTACAATACAATGCTCACTTTTATTCAGCCATCGACAATTTCCGGGATTATAGTTGCCGTCATTGTCTATTCCGATCTATAGTTGCGTTTGCAAACCAGGTTGGTTCCATATCCTCGACAAAGTTAAGAAACCCCTGCTCTGGATACCTGCCTTTTCCTTTTCGAGGAATTTTAGTCGGATCTATCCATCGGTCACAAACTCTAATACCTCTCCCACCATATCGAGGATAAGCGTGATGTGTTGTTTCGTAACAACGCGACTTCATATGGTACCAAGTGTTGTAGAGGCTCGACCTTTTCTTATCCCAAACAAGTGATAAATTATCACTCATTTCGATTTCTCCACTTTGACTTTCTGCTGACGAAGTTGTTCGTAGTAGGTCGGCACAACGCCTTTAGGACGACGCTCTGATGGCGGAATGGTTTGGTTATTCATCTTTAGATTGTCACGTTGGCGATAAAATCTTTCACCCATTTTTCATTCTCCAGGGGCGTTTCCGCCCCGTCTCATTCTTTACTTGATTGTCGGGCTCGGGAGAATTTCCTCGGTAACATGCCAACCGAGCTTGCAGTGCCGAGCACCCGGTAGCCAATTGCCGGACTCTTCGTCCAGGATTTCGATGCTGTCGGTGGACACGAATACCGCTTCACCGGAGTCGGTGACGAAGCGGGCAGACATCCCACCGTATAACGATCCGCCCACCCAAGTTACCAGCCCCTGCTTGCCCTTTGCCTTACCGCGACGAGTGGTAGAGCGAATCGTCTTTCCCTTCGCGGGAATGTACTTGCGCTCTTGCTTTCGATATTCGGCCCACGCATGATCGCGGCGCTTGCACCACGCATTGTACTTCTCGATGACATCGGGTGTGGCGTCTACGACACACCCGCACGCATAGGTCCAGCCGCGAGTCGTTGCCCACTGGATGTGGCGCGGCTCCTGCTTCTCCTCATCCCAGACTACGGCATAGAAGTCGGAATCGTCGTAGCCATTACGCTCGTACTCTCGAATGACTTTACCCTGATACCGCTGCACCATCACAAGGATACGACGATCAGCACCGAATTGCGTGGTAAGCAGTGAGAAAGCTCCGTCTTCCCAGGTACCATCGGAGTTTTGGCGAGCGAATTCTTGCAGCATTTTAACCTCTCAATCGATGCGAATAGCTGTCACAATCTGGTCGGCGCGAGGACCTTCGGATTCGAAGAGAACAGCGAACTTGGAATAGGGAGGGGACTCGACGAACAGGGGGTAAGTGTAAGACTTACCGTTTGACATCTTCATCACTTCTTGGAAGAACATCCCCGTCTTCGCGCAATCGATATGAAGAGAGGTCAAGACTTCCAATCGTGGACTCATCACTGGAATAGCCATCTCACTCACCTCTCGACCACTTCTGATTGTTGGACTTCTGGCGCTTGTAGGAGCCCTTACCACGCCCGGCGCCCACGACACGCATCTTGAACTTCGGAGTACGAACTTCGCGCTTTGGATTCATCTTAACACACCTCGATGACACGGACCACCTCGAACTCCTCCGCCCGGTACTGGCGGTTCAGAGCCGCCTCCTGCTCCATGGAGACCACGAATTCCACCTCGACCAACGGGAAGTAAACCACCGCGTCGAACAACCGGGAGTTCAGCCGATGGGCGACAGCGTTAGCCACCGCCAGGTCAGCGTAACCCGCGAAGTCGCCGTGTACCGGGCTGGATACTACGAACTGGGTGCTGGACATCTGGTTTGCTCCGTTTGTTTAGTATGTGCATAGTATAGCACACGCACGCAAGATGTCAAGCCTTTCAGGAAAAATATTTTCGCTCGAATGCTACACACCGGCTCCGGTGGCGGCGAACAGGACGACAGCATTCGTAGCACGCCCGTACACCGCTTTCGTTTCCTGGGTATTCGCCGTCAGCAGGTCTTCGTATCTATCGATGAGATCGGATAAAGAATCGTATCCGGCATCGTTTCTCGCGAGAGTTCGATTAAACGCCTGCTGCGAAAGCCCCTGCGCCTTGCGAGCGATATAAACCTCATTCTCCATCGTATTGGCATTAGCAATACCATTGGCTACATCTCGGAAAGCGGATTGAATCCCCATCTCGTATTCGGTGAGTGCGATGTCTCGATTAGTCACCGAAGCATCCTCGACAGCTTTCAGTCGCCCACCATCATATATGGATTGAGAGATGGATGGGAACGCATTCAAAAACCACGCGCCGGAAGACAGAGCCAGTAGGTTAATGGGGATGCTAATCTGTGGCAAGCGGTTGGCGATGGCGACGCCGATCTCTGCATTGGTTGCTCGCATCTTCTTATCCAAAGACATGATATCCGGGCGATTAAGGATGACCGCAGCCGAAGTCGTTTCCGGGATCGTGAAGAAGAGAGGATTAACCTCACTCACATTCTTAGCATACTCGCTATCCTGCCTGCGATAGGAAGTGAGCAATCGTAATGCCTCGATAGACGATGATTTTTGCTGCTCAATTTGAGTACGAATAGCCAGGATGTTAGCTTTCTTCAGCAGCACTCTCGACAGATCCGCCGAATTAGGCAGCCCCGACTTCGTTCGCGCATTGGCTTTCTGTTCTAGAGATGCCAACACCTTGCTCATCTCATCTAAAACCGTATTATACTGATTGACGTAAGCGATGGTTAGATGAGCTTTGATGATGTCTGCAGCGATAGCATCCTGGATACTCTTCATGGTTAAGTCGCTGGCTTCTGCGTTAAACGTAGCAGCTTCAGTGGCTGACTTGATACGCCCCCAGAGATCGACATCAAAAGAGAGCCCGATAATCCCGTAGGTGTTTGAAACCGTATTGCAACAGGATTTCAGATCCCAGTTGTATTCGCCTCCGATACCCGCCGAGATCGAAATTGGTCCGTTAACCGCATTGATAAGTTGGTGGGCTCGAAGAGCGGTTAAAGCAGCTTTCTTCAAGCTCTTATTCGACTCTACCGCTAGAGCGATATCTTTCTGAATGAGAGGTGAAATGAAAACTCGATTCCAACGAAGTGAAGGCATTTGGGTGGTCTCACCCCCTCCCCATTGCCCCGGGATATTAGAATCGGCTGTCGGAACCGGGGGAGCCATGCTCGAGCATCCACCGATGATAAGACTCAAAGCGATTGCAAGACTCGTTTTCTTCATGATATAAACTCCGATCAGTTAATTGACGGTAAGTAATGCAGATATGAACGGGTTAAAATGCCAGAGGCTGCTCGGACGGTCTTTCTTCTTAGATTTACTCGCATTCTTCTCTACCAAGAACATTTTAGTTCTATGGAACGCATCATAAGACTGAACCGTTTTATGAAAGTGCCAATCCGATAAAACAGGGTTCTTGATTATCTGAATGTTTTGAAAACTACCAGGCAATATGATAAACGATGGGTCTTCAATCTCATGACAAGCATCTTGACAGCAATCATCCCATAAGTCGAAGTGCTTTTGAGCGTTCTCCTGGACATCTATAGGTACCTGGATACCATGTTTACTGGGTAGGTATATAGCACCAGTTAGAGTGTAGGACACTTCGACGGTACTTGGTAATGATATCTGGACACCTCGGTATAATCTTCCGCAGAATCCGAGAGCAAAGAAGTTCATGGACCAGTTATCTTTTTTATCGGAGAAGTACCTGATACTTTCTACTTTCTCCTGAGTTAGTTTTTCCCTGACACGGTATATCTGAGCTGGACTGCAATGCTCGGTTCTTCGATGATATTCTACTTTTGGAGTACCTGGGGAATAATAGGTTTCTTCTATATGATCATAATAATCCGAAAATTGACTCACGATTTTCATCGTTACTCCTTACTATCGGATAGTAAGGAGGGGCTTTCGCCCCTCCAGTAGTATCTTAGTCTTCTTGAACCTCAATTACGGCTCTTCGGGTTTCGTCTTTCAACGAAATCGTTAAGACACCGTTTTTAAGAACTGCACTATCGATGGAGAACGACCCGCGTACATCGAATTGGCGCACGAACTTTCTTTTAGCCAATCCACGATATAGCCAGCGTTTATCCGTATCCTCGGTAGTCTCTTTTTTCTCTCCAGTGATACTTAGAGTTCTACCGTCGAAGTCGACAGTGAGTTCATCCTTCGTGAATCCCGCAACGGCGATTTCGATTTTATGAGTTCCGTCTGGATCTGCCCAAGCGTTATATGGCGGATATCCCTCTTGTCGAGAGATCGAAAAGAGGTCCTGTCCATTAAAAACCTGATTGAACAGATCGGCTGCGGCTTTTGGAAAACTTGCTGTTGAAACTAATGCGTTCATATGCTTTCTCCTTTTAATAAGCAAGAATGAAAAATGGAAACCCGTTAGGCGTTTCCAAGGTCTATTTATAAGTAACGGATATAGAGATGGTTCCAACATCCCTATATCCTAATCACAATCACCTGTTACGGAGGCGATCATGCCTAAAAGTATTTATGTTCGACATCTTACCGAACAATCTAATTCTAATGCACACTATCTTAACCGTCTCATCAGAGTCTTAAACCACTTCATCACAATCGAACCCGAAGATAAACCTGAAGGCTTCGAGTGTCATCATATCGTTCCTAAGTCCTGGAAACCCGAATGGATTAAAGAACCAGATAATCTTCTTAAGGTTCCTGCTAAAGCCCACTATATCATCCACCATCTTATGTGGAAAGCGTTTTCTGATTCGATTTCGATGCAGAGGTCGTTTTGGATTACCTGTCACGGACAGCAAAAGCAAAAATCACTGCTAAAGTTTATGAATCTCTTAAGCAAAATCTTTCATTCTCAGAAGAATCTAAACAAAAAATGAGTATTGCAAAAATCGGAAAGCCTCATTCTGATGATCGTAAACATAAAATGAGTATTGCAAAATCGGAAAGCCTTCGCATAGAAAAGGAAAAAAGGTATCAGAAGATCATAGAAGAAAAAATAGTAATTCTCATAAACGGTAAATTGCATTCCGAAAATACTAAAAGAAAAATGAGTGAGGCGAAACGACGGAAAAAATCAGAGGTCCTTATAAAAAACTCTGAATCGCGTCAATCATACGAACCATCGATTGGCAATACCTCATAGCCATATCGGATATATCGAAGTCGGATTCCAGAAGTTCGAGCGCCTTGGGGATGATCTCATCGATGTCGTCGAACAGGAACCTGCTGTCGTTCATTAACAATTCGGGATGGCTATACTTGTTTTCCGCTATCGGGTAGGTGTTGGAAAGAATAGCCTCAATCAGGCAATAACCGAAGTTCTCCTCGATGGTGTTGGTTAAGAAGATCTTACTCTCCGCCAAGAGGGTGTGATACTCCTTCTTCGACAGACCATCGTGTATCTCGATGATACCATCTTTCTCCATACACCTTGCCATCTCTACCAACCACTTCTTGTTCGATTTGAACTCGGGTCTCGATGTGGTTACGACGATTCTCAAGTCGGGCACTCGTCTCTTCAGGATATAGCAGAAGTCCAACGATAGGTTGGGGCGCTTCTCCCAGTCGAAGCGGTTGCTGATAATCAACTGCTTCTTCTTGGGTACCGGGTTGACCAGCGTATCATAATCCGACAGGAAGAGCGGATTACCCGTCACCACTATCTTATCCGACATCTTCTGCCTATCGACTTCGCTTACAATCAGAGGATCTATTCGTCTCTCGATGATGGCATTTTTATGATACTCGGTTCCCACGAAGATCAAGTCAAATGCGGCAAGCCATCCCAATTCAAAGTATTGTAGATATGAACCGGCAGGGGACATAAAGTCTTCAAAAGTGTAACTCGATGCGTGGCAAAAACCGAATAATCCGATATTGATCCCCTGTAAATCGGCTAACAACCTAATCGTCTCTATACCGGGAAACTGTATGTCGAAAACAAAGAAAATATCACCATCATTAACTATTCTCTTATGAAAAAGATGAGCGATTTGTTTAAGTTGCTCAGATTTATAATGGGCAGAACTATTCAAATCCAGAAAGGTGCCGACATCTACAAAATTGTTCAAGGCAGAACCATCGATCAGAACAACATTATCTTGAGCAAATCTATCTCGAAAAACTTCGGGTATATGACGATACCACGATTCGGTGTATCTTTCCGAAAGCGGTTCCAACGGAATTAAGAATATATTCATTTTAATCTCCTTCGAGCCTCTCTCGCCACTAATGTACTTTGAGCAAAATATCGTTCACCTTTTCCTTCTTCATACTCTTTTGACGACACTCTATGAAATGTCTGTGTCTCTTTATCGAAAGCCGTTAACATCTCCTTCTTCAAGAAATTGTGCGTTCCTCGATCAATTCTTTCCTGATTTAAATTTGGTCCAAGTAGATTATGTTTTCCTTCTTCTACAAGTTCTCTGTTTCTTTTTCCGACATTATCTTTCAGAAATAACCATTGACAGTTTTCCGGAGTGTAATCACCATCGTTATCGATTCGATCTATCGAAGCCCCATCAAACCAACCATTTTCCATATCACTATAAAAATTTAAAAAACCGACGGTATTTCTACCCCTCTTCTTATCATCATTCCATCTTTCACAAATTCGTATTCCTCTACCGCCATAAGAATGGTAACTACCAGATTTAATACTTTGACATCTATGTCTCATACTAATCCAAATAGCCTTCATTCTTTTCCATTTGATCGAAACTGTCATAGAATCTCGACCTCTTCATCACTATCAAAGTCGTCGGGGCTAGTTACACCCATCGATTCTTTTGGAATCATAAACACCAGCTTATTCTCATTGACAAACTTAATCTGATCAGTAATCGATAGATCAAAGAATTGCGGGTATGGTACCACCAGAACTAGATTAAGACGACGGGGTAAATCCTGTATCGGCAAATCAATTCTCGGTGTCTCCAATGTGATAACGATGCGCTTGTCCAAGCTCATCAAGATATCGATATCTTCTTTTGTGATCTTCGATTCATAGTCGGGAACCGACACCTGCCCCACCTGATCCAGTAGATACTGATTCTCGGGATTCAAAAGTCGTTTGATTTCATCTACCTCGACAAAGAGAGAATAGACGCCCTTCAACCTACCTTCAACTTCAAAACCTAATTTAGCCATTATCTTAACCTCCAAAATTTACAGAGCCATCCATATCGGAGATGTGTTCGAACAGATAGCATTGCGGATGATCGTCGAAATACTGTTTTTGAGACGGGTATAGTTGATAGAGATCATCCCTCTTTCTATCACTTTCATCATATAGAGCGGCACCGGCGTTCATATCTATGCTATAGAAAAGCAGATTAGAAAAAACTTCCTTCGCCATACGATTAACCGCCTGATGAGCGGGATGGTGGTCATCGATGCGTGGTACGAGAATAGATACATCGGGAGCAAAAATCGGATTGTATTTTTTAGATACATTCTTAAAGATATCTAAACTCGTTGCAAAAAAGGGCATGAACCCGAATTTGTGAGATGCCGCTATGGCTTCGATCATTCTCTTCTTATCAAATTCGAAGAAGTAATAGACACTATTCACCACACCTTTCACGAGTAAACTATGACACCCGATGGTTTCATCATCGATATGAGGTGCCAAAATCACATATCTACTCACTGTCATATTCCTTGGAAAGTGGAATACTGTTCTCTCGACAGAACTCGAATACCTTCTCATCCGACCATTCGAGAATAGGATAGAGATTCTGAATACCCCAGATACCACTCTTCACCCAGCAAGAGTCCATGGAATCACGCCTCACATTCTTACCATCGATGATAACATCGATACTCTTCCCTGTTCTATCCCACTCGCAACGCTTGGTGCCGTCTATCTGTCCGAGGAATCCATATGATTTAATGATATCCTTCATCTCGTTGCCACGACAATACAAGATGCGATACTTCATCGCATACTCATAGAGCATTTGAACAGTTCGTGGATCCGTTTCGGTTTTCGGGTTATGGATGAACAGACATTCCGGGTAAACCAGATGAGTCAGATGCATGATAACCGCGGAGTCTTTACCACCCGAAGTTGCACAGTAGATTTTCTTTTCATTCGCGAAAACAAAATCTTCAATCAGTCGAAGTTCATAACTTACATCAATCATAGTCATCTCCTATCGTGTCGTAATTCATTATAGCACATCGAGCCCAGAATGTCAAGTATCAGTTGATGGAACATACTCCAGCCACGCAAGCCAGTTCGTGCGTAGCAGTGGTGTTATCGTCGGTTTCATATTGATGAATACTCGAAAAATCGATTTCCGGGAAAGATTCTTCCAAAGCGTGGTACTCTTCCTGGCTGATTTCGCTGAACGGTGGCTGCTTGTAGATATGATCGCTATGCGGTAGGAATGATACTCCACCCACATCATCCCAGTTTCGATAGATCCAATCCCCCACCGCTAACCATTCGTCGGGTTTTACATAGACGGTGATGGAAGGATTGTGCTCGCACCAATAATCTCGAACCATACGATAATGGTTAAGTTGGTCAATCGCTCCAATATCGTTTCTCATCACGCTGGTTTCGGGTGTTCTCTTCGGAAACGAGAATACCATGATGTTATTGGGGTTCATAACATCCGGTTCATGCGGAATACCTTGATCAACCATCAGCTTGGCCAGCGGATCCTTAGTATCGTTTCTTACCGAGCGGATATAGAATGCCGAATAGCGCGGATGAATACCCGATGCCGTGTCTACGAGTTCTGCGACAGTCCCCGAAGGTTTTACGCAGGTGCAGGCGGCGCTCTGCTCTATTCCCAGCTTCTCTGCCCATTCTTTATTGGTGTTGATGGCTGTGGCTCTTAGAAGGGTGAGCCACATCTCGGCATCTTTGGTGACCTGACTCAGAATAGGATGATCCATGATGCCCGTCAAAGATACTCCGAGCAGTCTCTCTTCTTCTGCGTTCTTCTTCCAGATATTTCTGATATAGCGGAAATCTGTTAAGGTAGATTGAAAAGTACCTATGATAGAGGCGAGTCGAACTTTCTCGGTAAGAGACTCCAAGTCGTCTTCGGGTCGAATAACCACTTCCGATAGATTACAGAAACCGCAGGAGCGCAAGTAAATCTCACCGCATGGGTTAGTTCCTAATGCAATGCCATCGGTTTTTCTTCTTCCCGTACTCGCTGCCTTCTTGGTTGCCGATACGCGATTGAAAATGCCACGCTCGCCGCTCTTACTTTCGATTAGAGTTAACCACTCTTTCAGGAAGATCTCTATCTCGGGTTTCTCGGTATAGGCGGATGAGTTATTGGCTAGAGCTCTTTGCGGATTACCGACCCACCATTGACCCGTCTTGGCATTTCTCATTCTATCATCGGAGAGGTTAGATAGAGAGATCAAAGCCGAACGACGAACTCCACCTACGATAACAATGTCTGCAATCTTGCAAACAATATCGTGACACTCTATGCTGTTCAGTTTTCTACCTGCTGCCCTCTTAAAAACATCCACGCAGAACTTAAAGAGATGATCTAGAGGCTCCGGTCCGCTGGCTCTACCACCGAATGTTTTTAAACGCGCACCCTTAGGTCTCAGTTTAGTTAGATCCCAATGAGGAATCTGCCCCGCATAAAGAAGAGCGATGAGTTGTCTAAATGCCGTAGACCAGCCTATGCGAGAGTCGTGCACCTGAATAATCGTTTCTACCTGATAGAAGTCCTCGTTGATAACGGGTAGGTTAGCGATAAACTGTCGCTCAACTGAAAAGCCGACACCGCAACCGCACATCAGGAGATATAAGATCTCATCGAAAGATCTTGGATGGTCGATTGCCAGATAAGTGCAGTTGAATCCTGCCACATTATCTCTTTCCAATGCCGGTCCGGCAGTCATCAAACAACGCATCGACGGCATCACCTTGAGGGCTTTGATGGCTTGACTGATTTCTATCTCTGGGTAGATATCACCGAAATTTATCTACAAAGAATGTGGTATAACGATCTACGGTTTCCTCCCAGGTTTCTCGGCGCTTTTTTTGATCGTCCCATCGTGCATAACGACTTAGAT